CGAAGCATTGGCAAAGGCGGTGCCTCGACAACTCGGAGGGTTGCTGTCAAAAGCGGGGATTCCCTCACTTACCGTCGAAGACGGAGTTCTTCAGTTTGTTCACCCCGATGGCGAGCTTGAGCCATTTCACAGACTGAGCGCCGGGGAAAGAACGCGCTGTGCTATGCCGATCTGGATTCAGAAGAATCCGGCGAGATTGGCGGCCTTCCCCGAGGAATTTTGGGTCGCCCTGGAAGAAGAATCGAAGATTGAGGTCGCCAAAGAGCTTGAGAAACATGACGTCATCGGAATCACGGAACTGGCGACCAAAAGGGGCGACGAACTGAAGATCAAGCATTTCGAGGTAGAACATGGCGACAATTAGCAAGAAAATCGCTGATGAAATCATAGCCGGAGACGGCGTGTACCCAGGCGATCCGCAATGCTTTGCGGTTTTCGAGTATACGAACGATTGGGGCAAGACGGCCTACTCGGTCTGCTACGATGATGCTGCGGCCCAAGCGCTGGTGACATCGCCATACGTTCACAGTCCTAAAATACTTTGGTGCATTGTGCCAATGGCGATAATTGAATTCGAGGTTTCGAATGCCAAGATTAACTAAAGCCGACCTTGAGGCATTTTGCTACCGGATCAAGGACGCTTTCGGGGATAACGTCTCCGGGCGCGGTCACTACGACAAGCAGGATCTTATGGACGATTTGACCGATTTTCTCCGAGAACACGGAATCGAGGTTGAAGAATGAGCGAGCTAAATCCAGACTATCCCGTGGTTGCTAATACGCGGCCTTGGAACGATTTGATCCTGCGGCGCGTGCGCACGTTCAAGACTATTGCCTTCCCCTGGAGATACCGGGGCACGGTTTACCTATACGACACAAAAGGCAATGGCGATCCAGACGGGACGGAATGGGCCGCCGACCGCGCCGTTAAGGTTGAGGCAGGGGCGGGGCATCCAGGCCATATCGTAGGAACCGTCGAGGTATACGAGTGCCGCAAGTATCCCATGACGGAAACCGGCGCGGACTTTGAAATCATATTGCGTAATCCTAAACGTTTAGCTCCGATACCGTTCAAGTGGACAAGCCGGGGCCGAATCGCAAGAATTCGTTGACTTTCCCTCAGCCCAAAGGCCGGGGAAACGGAAGGCGGGACCGAAAGATGTACCCGTCAACTTTGTTTGCTTCTAGTAAAGTAGTTTCATTTATGGACTTCCGGGGGCGATCGGACCTGGAAAACACACGGAAGAATCAATGCCGGTCGCCCCTGTTTTTTTGAAGGAATCAAATGCCTCCATTAACTCCTGAACAGAAAGAAGCCCGAAAGCGGTACATCGGGGGATCCGACATCGCCGCTATCGTTGGGGCCGACCCGTACAAAAACGCCTCCGATGTCTGGCTCGACAAGACCGGGCGGCTCGAAGAGGGTAAGACTTCTGAGCCCGCGGAAACGGGGCACGATCTTGAGGACGCGATTATGCGGATGTGCTCGCGCAAAATTGGAAAGCCGATTATGACGGGCATACCCACGTTATTTGACAGCAACGGTATCTTCTGCGTGAATCTTGATGGAGCAGTTTTGGCGGGACAGCCCATCTTAAAAGACGGGTGTGGAATCGTTCTCCTTAACCTGACAATGGTCCCGCAAATTGAGGCTGTCGTTGAAGCGAAGTCAACTATCCAAAAAGAGCGGTGGGGCGACTCTATTGACGACGTTCCTCTAAACGTCATCTGTCAGGCTAATTGGGAGATGATGCACGCTGGCTGTGAAATCGCCTGGATTCCGGTCTACTTTCCCGCTTACAAGAAAATGTTCCAGTCTGAGGTTTACCGGGCGGCCCGCGCCGACGATCTGATATTGGAAATGCGGCAAACCGGCGAAAGATTCTGGGAATACGTTATCAAGGATCTTCCGCCGCCGGCGGATTTCTCCGAAGTCGCGCACGTTGAAACGCTTCAGCGACGCCGAAGGATTCAGGGAGAGATAGTTTCTCTGAAACCGGAAATTTCCGAGGCGTGGGCGAATATGGCCAAAACTAAAGAGCGGATTTCGCATCTTGAGTCCGACGTTGAGCATTACCGGCGGATCATTCTAAGCGCGCTCGGGGACGCTGAGGCTGGGAGGCTTGAAGATGGGGCGCTGTTGACCTATTTCGAGCAGAACGGGGCGCGGCATGCGGATCTGGACGCGCTTCAAGTCGAGCTAATGGAACTCGCGCGCGCCGTTTACGTTTTGCCGGCTGATGCGAAGCTAACAGAGCCGCTTACCGCGAGGCTTGAGGGGCTGTTCGATAAAGTGGTCCGTCAGGGCAAACATCGAACACTTAGATATAAAAAGCCGCGTGTGAAGGCTCCCCGATGATGGAAAAGTACGCTCGCTGCATGGAATGCGCCCAAATGCGGATTTGCCGAAGATTTCTCGGTTCATGGATTTGTCGACCGTGCGGGCGCGCGTTTATGAATTGGCTCTTTGAGGATGACGCGCCGGACGTTGGGGCGCTGATGGCGAAGATTGACAAACTTGGAAAGGACTAATAAAACAATGGGTTTTCCAATGAACACGGCGCCTGAGCCAAAAGTCCCGAGAGGGGCATGTGTCGAGTGCCAGGACGCGGCGACTATTGATCAGGTTCTAACGAGTGTTTGCGTCGATGGCGTGAGCAAGTGTGTTTGCGAGCGATGCCTGACGCTTTCGAAGTATCAGAAATATTTGGGTCACTGAAAGGACTAATAATGGCTGAAGATCAAAGCAGGGCGCTAGCCCGATCGGGCGGCGGTGGAACAATTGAGCGTCGGGGTTTTGGCTCCGAAGAGATCGAGACAACGGGCGAAACCGCAGGGGCGGTTTTAGCCGCACAGGCGCGCGCGATGGTGGAGGCGCGCTTCGTGATGGCCATCCGGCGCCCGCGGGATTGGAGCGACGTTCGCCGGAGACTGTTAGACGCGTGCGAGCGTCCGGGGTTTGCCGAAGGGTACGCAGTCCCGGGTCAGACTCAGCGGCAAGGCGCGGCGTGGTATAAGAAGCCGGTCGGCGATGGCGTCGAGGGGTTCTCTATTCGCTTCGCGGAGGAAGCCATGCGCTGCATGACCAATATGGACGAGCAGGTGATCACGGTTTACGACGACGACGACAAGCGCCTACTCAATATCATTGTCGTTGACCTGGAATCCAATACTGCCCATAGCGCCACGGTCGTAGTGAGCAAGACGGTGGAGCGCAAGCATAAGGATCGGGGCGCGTGTAAGAACTGCGACATCGCTATAAGTTCGAGGCTGAACAGCTACGGAGAGACGGTTCATACAATACCGGCAACCGACGACGATGTTTTGAATAAACAAAACGCACTGGCGTCTAAGGCTCTTCGGCAGTGCATCCTCCGACATATTCCGGGGGACATACAGTCTGAGTGTCGGGCGCGAATACTGGAGATCCGCTTCGGTGACATAGCTAAAGATCCCAAGAAATTCGAGCGGGAGATTTCAGACGGCTTTGCGAAACTAAACGTCTTACCCTCAGGACTCAAGCGCTACCTCGGCCATGACCTCGGGGAATCCACGCCGGCCGAACTGTCCGATCTCCGCGATTTGTACAAGGCGATCAATAAGGGCGAGACGACATGGCAGGCGGCGCTCGCCCAGGCCTTAGCCGACCAGGGCGAGCCAGAGGAGTCCCAAAACCCCGAGCCCGAGCGCAAAAACGGCAAGGCCGAGGATCTGGCGGCCAAGCTTCGCGCTAAAAGGGGCGCTCCCGAACCAGAGCCGCCCCAGGATGAGCCGGAAGAGGTCCCCGAGCCCGAAACTCCCTTGGAAGAGGAAGGCGAGCCTACGGACCTGCGAGGGCGCATGGCGGACGCCTTTGTCGCCTGTGGGGAGGCTAAAGGGACGGCCCGGGCGAAAGAGGTTCTTGAGTTGACGGCCGGAACGGTCAAATTAAACAAAGTCCCCGATGATAAAGTCGAGCTGGCGATTGCGGCACTGGTAAAAGCGTCGAGGGAATAGAAATGGCGAGAGGTCATTTCATGAAAAAAGCAAAGCGAATTAAGCCGCCCGCACTGTCACCGGTGTAGCGGAAGGCGCGGCGGCATCTCAGCGCACTCTGGAAGCGCCGCAATGGCGGATTGTCGGGCGATCTTGCGCCTGTGCGTCCGTGTCCGAGGCGCTACCATCACGAAAGGAGCGACGGCGGCGATGATCATAGTAGTGATTAAAGAACGATCCGCTGGCAATGCTGAGACGGGCTCAGCATGGCTAGAAACGGCACTGTTTGATGACAGTGCGCCGTTATCCACCGTGCTTGAGTGGGCGGGACAGCAAGAATCATCGGGTCCGACGAAGTACGGGCGGCTGATGTTAAGCGTACCGGAGCGACAGCAATGACCAACGATGAACGGGTCCATCCAGTACAGCATCGCGCTGATATTGAAGGAATGGCGGACCAGGTTTGATGAAGCGCTGAAAGGAACAAAGCTATGACCAACGATAAGCAGCAGCAGTGGCGCGAGTGGCGAAAGGGCGAACCCGTTAAGTTGGACATACAGCGGGAGGGCTTAAGTTATTTCTACCTAGAGCCCTGCCCGGTACGGAAGGGCAAGCATCATTTAACCGCGGGCGGCGGACTTCGTGACTTTATCTGTCGAGAAGAGTCGCAGATAACGAGGCAGGCCCCGGAGTCACGCACGGAGCTGGGTTTTCATGGCAGTACGGAACAGCTAGAAGCATTTGTTAAAGAGCACGTTGAGCCATTACTGTCAGTTCCGCAGCCCGCGCCAGACGACGCCCCGGAGCCGCCAGCACCGCTACCATTCCACTCAGAAGCAGCCAACGCAATCCTCGCTGACTTCGTGAAAGATCAGCCGTTGCCGCCAGAGGGCGACGCCCCGGAGCCGCCAGCGGGCGAGAAGATCAGCCGTTGCCGCGATACACAGCCGCGACCGTCAATAAGCATCACTCGCCTGACCGCAGGGGCCGAGAACGAGAGAAACGACCGAGCGCTGCTGGAGGCGTTTGCGGCCTGGTGGAACACATGCAGTCTTAATCGGCTAGTTGAGGCCACCGACATCGATCGCTTTCTGACGGCGCAACGGCAGGGGAGTAGCGACCATGACGACCATTAATGATCCTGCATCGCTACAGCAGCCTGTCCGCGTATTGTGAAAAGGAGCAGGGTATATGATCTGGCGGTTCCTGTATTTTCTGTGTTTTCATCGCCACGATTGGGGCCTGCCTTTCCGCGGTCCCGACAACGCCCTTTGGGTCATTTGCCATGAATGCGCGCGTGAGAAACGAATGCGCTATGATGAACCGCCGGCGCGCGTCACATTTTTGGGGCAGAGGATGAATCATTCGCAGGTTCCGGCCTGGAATATTCCGCCCTCCGCGCCGCCGCCGAATCCGAAACCCGAGGTAATTCATGGTCCCTTCAACTAAAACCCGCGCCCGCCGTGATCAGCCGCCGAAGGGCTCCCGCCGCTTGCCCCCGCCTTCCTCCGTGCGTATGCTTGAAGGCCGGCCCGATGCCGCGACCGATGAGGCGCGATTTGCCATTCTAGGCAAATGCCCGGTCTGCGGCGCTCTGACCGGTTATCTTTGGGAATGGAAATACTTGGTACTGATCAAACAATTTCTGGCCTGTTCAGCATTGCACGCTCAAAATTACGCGAAGATTTTAGAGGCTCAATATGATGACGAATCCGCTTACAGTAATCCTGACGCCTGAGCAAAAACTTTTCCAATTTCTGACCCAAGATCGGGAATGGGAAACGCTACAAACCGAAGGCTGCTCAGATGGCTACCTCCAGGATCTCATTCTTGACGAATATCGTGGGGGCCTGACAAACGGGCTCTATTATCTTCGAGCCATCCCGAAGTTGCAATTTTTCGACAGCCCGGACCCGAATAAAAAAGCTTTAGTTTATGAGAGTTACGAATTACTCTCAAAAATCCGTGAGGTTTTGCAAATTCCAGAAATTAAATCAGAAGGAGAAAATACCTTTATGGCAAATACAACCCCAGCCGCCCCGAGGTCGACCGCTCCCCCTCGCCTGCAAAAGAAAACCAAAGGCGAGCCAGATCTGCAGCCTGAATTGATTGAGGATGCCAGGCAATCAAAGAAATTGCCGGCTGCACTCAAAAAACTTCTTGCCCCCTGTTCCGAGGCTATTCATAACGCCGGTGTGTGGAAGCAGTCCGAAAACGAGTACAAGGAGCAAATTCAAGAGCTTATGGCTAAGCACGAGCTCGCCTCCGTCGAATTACCGAACGGGGGGAAGCTGGTTTTCAAAGCCGGCAAGCCGAGCTTAACTTACGTGAAGCCGCCGAAGGGTAGCACGCCGGCGGAATCTGAGGGAGAGGGGGACGAGGAATGAGCGTTCACCCACGGCCGAAACCGCAGCGTCAACTCAAACGGATCGAGCACATGGCAAAGCGCCGCAGGACGGCCCAAAAAACGGAGGCGAGGGCGCCTATCAATCACCCGGGAGTAATCAAGCCTGGCGTGCCCGAGCCGATGCTTGATCGCGTTGTCGTTCGAATGCGCGAGGCTCAGCCGTTCTATGATTCTGGCAACTTGCTTGTTACGCCTGACGTCTGGAAACCCAAGGGCCAAGAAGCCGACGTTCTGGCAGTGGGGCCCGGCAAGCGTCTACTTGGGACAGGCGGCCATATTCCGATCCCGTTGGAGGTAGGAGATCACGTTTTACTCGGCAAATTCGCCGGGACGGAAATTGAACTTGAGCGCGATTGTAACTATATCATCGTGAAAGAGGATGAAATCGTGGCGGTGATTACCCGGGGGAATCCTGAGAAGTGGAAAGCCGGCACATAACTCTTTTGTCGTTGCGTGGGCCGGTTTCGGTGATCTACTCCCGGCCCGTGGCGCGCTACGTGCTATTGCAAGATACACGCCGCGCATGGAGAACAATGCTCGATACAATAGTCCTGATATCGAAAATTGTAAATTGCCTGGCACTCTTCCTCAGTGCCTCCACGCACGTCACACAGCGCCTCATAAGCCGAGGCGTAGTGATCGGCGCTATACGCGCAGTCCGCACAATCGTCTTGCGACATTGCGCGGTGAGCGCGGTTAGCTCGGTTGACGGTGTTCGCGCTGGCGCAAATGGAAAGCGCGACCAGCGTAAGGATTAGAAATATTCTTTTCAATTGAGTTCCTCCTAGGTTTCAGAATGTGGCTGGATTTCCGCTCCAGCCTAGCGATTTGATTTATCTGGTTTCGTATACGTGTGTCAAGAACGGGTATCTGCCGTTGCCCAGCACGATTTCCTTTGGCGGATTATCCAGTAGGTCAGCCCCGGCGAACACCGGGAATTCGTCAATCGCGTCCGGCGTGCTGGCTACACTTTTCCAGCGAGCCAACTTCGAGGCCGATGCCTCTTTCGCGTCGTCCATCGTTTTGAACGGTTCAAGTCCGTTATGCCCCAAGACAAAGAACAGCCGTCGAGCCCCCTCTTCTGAAAAGTTGCGGGGAAGAGGATTCCGATTCGAGCCAATGCTCCTGGCTTCTTGCATAGCCCGATCATATTCAACCTCTTCGCTGTAGGTGCGTGGATAGCCCCAGCGCTCCAATTCAGCCTGGGCGCTGTAGATAACGATTCCTCCAATAAACATAATCAATCTCCTTATTCGTTGAATTCGTTCCTCAATCCCCTCTTCATCGGGGCGGCCGGCCGGTCTGTACGTCAAGGGGGACATCTCCCCAAGCCATTCGCTCTGACGCGTTGTCACCGCAGGGTCGGGCCGGGTCACGTACAGACCAGCAAAGTTAAGAAGTTCCGCGGAGTCCGCCGTGGCGGGTATTACTTCACTGTGATCCAAGCTATGCCGCTTCTGCGTGCGTCCGAGCGTTGCAGAACCATTCCGCTCCTGAGAGAGATTCGCATCCCGACTTTCACGCGACGGGTCAGCGCCGCGAGCAACGGAGTAAGTTGCAAATCAGTGTCAACGTCGATATAGATTGATTTCGGTTGATGTTTAAGCATAGTAGTCATTGTTTAACCTGTCCGCGGAGTCCGCTGCGGCGGGAAAAAATTAATCGCAGTCCAGCGCAGCCACGCGAGCCAAGGCCTCTGACTCGTTGGTTACAATCGGGTGACCGTTACTGTCTTGCTCGACCCTGCCGCCGCAGATGACGACATAGCCAGTGTCGCGGGCAGGATCGTAAGGCAGCACCAGTCCGGCTGCTTTCGCTTCCTTTACGCTCAGTGCTTGTGCTTGTGACATTTTCAATCTCCTTGTCCCCGCGCTGGGCGGCGCGGTTGCTGTTGTTGCCGTTACTTGGCGCCCGGCAATCGCCGAATCAGAGGCTCTATTGTATCGCGATAATAGTAGCCGGGGACCGTGATGCGATGTACGCGCCGGAGTTTTCCGTTCGCCGTGCTCTCAAGAACCTGCTCGGGGTAAAGCCGGAGTGCTTCCAACAATTCGCCCGGCCAGTTGTACATCTGACTATCACTGAATTCGAGCACTTGATCCGCGAGGCAGATATCTTCATCGCTCAATCGTCCAGAGGGTTCCATATTCGCTACTCCTTTCGATGGGCGGTCCCGCCGTGGAAAACCCTTTCGGGCTGCTCTGAATAGCCGAGCGAGCATCAGGAGCCACAGCGGGACCATAAGACTAATCAGTGAGAGACTCTTCGATCTCCTGACATTCCGAGCAGAGGGAGCTATTGCCGTCTTGCTCCTCGTTTTCGATCTCGTTATTGAGGCGCTCATCGTCGGTCAGTTTTTCGTGACAGCGGTCGCATTTAGTGCCGGGCTCGACCGCGTATTTGCTACCCTTAGTACCAGCAAGCGCGAAATCCCGGTCCCTCGGCTCTCTCCAACTCCTATTGGAGTTGTCCCAATATGCCCAATTCAGGCCATGGGTCGAGCAGTCAGGGAACATGACGAGCATATCTGCGCCGTCCGTCCAGAATTCCTCTGCTGCGTCAGGGAGGCTCCATGGAGCGAGTGGACCAGTCACGCTGAATACCTGCTCGCTCTCGTCTAGGGCACCGGAAGTATACAGCCACTGCGCGTATTTCTGCATATCGTCGGCGGATATGCAGCTGTTAAGCTCCTCGCTGATCTCTTCGTAGGTTACAGTTTCTTGTGTCATTATCGTATCTCCTGATTTTAGTTGCCCCTTCAGATCGCTGTTGCCCGGTGCTGGATTCACCAGCTTGTTTCCCGCGCTACTCCCCGGCGCGGATCGGGGTTTTCAATTAATAGTATGACGGCGCTGTCAATTCCCCGTTCGGGCTACGCTGGCCGCGCTCAGCACTGGCCGCCAGGTGGGTTGATTGCGGTAAATGCTGTCGGCTCGTTCGATCAGCAGGTCAATCAATCCGCTGTCGATCGTGTAGAGCCAAATTCCAGCCGGGCCGAAAACGTCAAGACGCGCTATAGTGTTCATATCGATTAAGTCCTTTCAATTACCATACCATACTTCAGAAACAGGAATCGCAGCTGCAGTGAGGACGCTTCCCAGATCTGCAGTACTCGCTTGGCTCGTGGTCCGGCCCACCTGGAAAAACGCTTTGCGTCAAACACGTCGAGCAATCAGGATGCCGCGGATTCGGCCGCCCGAACTTCTGGACAGCTTCACTCACGATGTACCATTTGATCGACAGGAGTTTCTTTCTAAGCCGGTCAATCTCGGCCCTGAATTGTTTCTCAACCTCGAAGTAGGGCGCGCGCATCTCAAACGTTTTGGCCTGCGCGTCCCTGAGAATACGGTCGATTTCCTGAGCCATTTCGAGGTCGGCCAGGTTGCCGGCGGTCGGGCCCTTCTGGGTGAGCCAGGGCCAGAGTGATTTCTGGATATTATTCGGTGTCATTGCCATCTGAGTCCTCCGTTGGGTTTTTAAGCGCGAATCTCGCAAACAGTTGGAGGTGTACACCTCAATTTCCCCGTCGCCCCAGATATACCCATCGACGTTTTTCGCTGTGATTATCTGGGAGACAGACCGGCATTGTTCACATTCGCAGTCATAAGCGTGAGGCTCTGGAGATTGGTCAAACAACTCTCCCTCCAGCACAAAGCCGTATTCTAAATCGGGCTGCTCTCTGTCTCGTTTCTGTTTCTTTGCCATGCGTCTTCGATACTGCAACCGAAAGGCCAGGCCCTAACCCCTTTGTTATCAACAAACAGTGTAAATTCTATACGGGGCGTTCCACCACACTTGGGGCGTTTGGCTATACCAGAATTCCACAAAACTTTGGCGCATTCTAAACATCGCCTGGGGTAAATATCGCAAAAATGACATTTTGAACCGGCTATTGACTCGCTGAGGGGGGGGTGATAGGATGGGCGGGCCTTCACACGGGGGTAAGGTAAGCATCCTGTCGACGGGCCGGGGGTCGCTCCCCTGGCCTTGCTTCCTAATCTTCAAACCGTGTGGATGCTTGTGTTACCAGAGCGGGGACGGTTTTCGATGCTATCCTATACGTGTGAAAGGGGGCGCTCATGGCCCGACCTCGGCAAGCTAAACCAAGGCTCTCTTGGTTTCGATTCTTTTCCGACGACTTCCTTGGTGGCACCCAAGATTTTACAACAGAACAAATCGGCGCTTACCTCCTATTACTAACCTGTCAATGGGCGTCCAAAAACCGAAAAATCATACCGTCAGATGAGACAGTAATCCGCCGGATTATCCGATGGGATCCGGGTACGCTGAGCGGTACGGATAGCGACACTAAAAATACACTAAAATGGAAAGAATTTTGGCCTAAAATTCGCCTAAAATTCGATGAAATTCGGCTGTTTGACGGTGTATTTTTACGTAATAAACGGATGGCCGAAGAATGGGACGCTGCCCAAAGTGATTATTATGGAAGAGTTAAGGGCGCTGAAAGCACTAACGCTGAGCGCGGCGGAAAGCGGGGCGGAAAGCGGGGTGCTGAGCGGGGCGGAATCCGCGTGCACCCAGAACCAGAACCAGAACCAGAACCAGAACAAGCTAAAGATTCCCTGTTTGGTAGTGGATCTTCTAGTGGCGCGGGCTTCATGCCGCGCGCGCCCGCGGAAAAGCAAAACGGCAAGCCTCCGGATTCGGCGTTGGTCGCGGCGCTCCTGAAGGCGGCCGCCCTGGAACTCGATCACTGCACCGAGGGGGACCGGGCCGATCTTGCTCGCGCGGTTGAGTTCCTCCGCGATCGATTTCCCAAGCAACCCGATTCGCAGCTTGTAACCTGGATAGGGAATTTCGGGGATTGGTTTTTCAACGTAGAATGGCCGGGCAAGGTTCCGCGGCTGGCCTGGATACCTCGGGACTGGCCGAAATTCGCAAAGTGGAAAATTAGCCAAGAGGGGGAAATTTGAAAAACCAAATTCATGGTGATGCGTTTTTGGAAAAAGGCATGCCGTGTGCCGTGGAAATTGAAAAATCGGTCTTAGGCGCCGTGTTGCTCGATAACCTCGTGCTGGCGGAATTATCCGACTTGGCGCGCTTGGATGATTTTTACCTCGAGAGTCACCGGAGAATTTACCGCGCGATGCTGAAGCTTTCACAGGCTGGCCAAGTTGTCGACTTCCTCACACTCAGCGACGCACTCAGGCTAGAGGGAGAATTTGAGCAGGTCGGCGGCGCTACTTATCTCGCCAGCTTGATCGATGGAGTTCCCAGGACGAACACACTGAAGCCGTACCTGCCAATCCTCCGCGAGAAGTCGACGCTTCGCGCTTTGATCCGCTTTGGGGCCCAGGTGCAGGCCCGCGCGATTGAAGCCGAGGATTCAAGCCAGGAAATCATCACATCGGCCGAGAAGGCGCTTCTGAGCCTCGACCGGCAAACGGCGAAGGGCGGGCTTGAGTCTGCGGGCGAAATAACCGGCCGCGTGATTTCCAGAATTGAGCAGCTCTTCGAACAACACCAGGGCTCGTATGCGGCAAACACGGGGGTGAGCTCGGGTTTTCCGGATATCGACGCTTTGACGGCTGGCTGGCAGGCGCCCGACTTGATTATCCTGGCCGCCAGGCCCAGCCAAGGCAAGACGGCGCTCGCTTTGAACTTTGCAGAGTATGCGGCCAAGTCTGATCGCGTTGTCGGCTTCTTCAGCCTCGAGATGTCGGCCGAGCAATTGATGTCGCGCACGCTCGCGGGACAGACACAACTTGATTCTCACCGGCTCAGATCCGCCTACGTGGAGCGTCACGAATGGGATCGGCTCAGCGATGCTTGGCGGCGAATCTCGGAGATGAAACTTTGGGTTGACGATTCAGCGGCGCTCAAGTCGACGCAGATTCGAGCCAGGGCCCAGCGGCTTGCGCTCGAACAAGGGCAAATTGACTTGGTAATCGTAGACTACCTGCAACTCGTGTCTAATCCTCTGGCCGCCCGGAACCGCCAAGAGGAAGTTGCAGGCGTGTCCCGCGACCTGAAGGCGCTGGCAAAGGATCTGAATTGCCCGGTAATCGCTCTCAGTCAACTTAGCCGGGGCATCGAAAAAGAAAACCGCCGGCCGCATTTGTCGGACCTTCGAGAATCTGGCGCGATCGAACAAGACGCGGACTTAGTTTGTTTTCTACATCGCGACAGTAAGACCCCCGTGGTAAAGTTCATTTTGGCGAAGCAACGAAACGGGCCAACCGGGAGCTGTTACCTCCGGTTCAACCGGCAGTACTTGCAATTTCAGATGTGCAACGTGAATGAGGCTGAAATCGAAGGTGAGTCCAACCAAGCGGATTTGTACTAGCCAAAACCATGCCGAATCTAACGGAACCATACACTGCTCTAACCGACGATCCGCACCCGTCGACCGACGTCAGGGTCAAGCGCGTCCCTGGTAAACTCGGGCGAGCCGGCGGCTTCTGCCGCGTTTGTTTGGACGCTAGGCGTGCTGAGATTGAAGCGGCCCTCGTGGTCAAATCAATCTCCGAGGTTCGGGCCGAATTCCACACGGGCACGCAGATTCTCCGAAACCATCGAGCCAACCACATGACCGCGGCCGCGGCTGAGATCCGAAGGGCCCGGGAGGTTGCCCGGGCGAAGGTCTTAGCCGGCGAGGACGCCGAAGAGCAAGCAAAGATCGACTTGGCGCGCTACCGCACCATTGAGTCCCTGATGGACCGGATCATCGACCAGTCGATTAAAGTCTATGACGCGATTGACGAATATCTCACTGACCCGGAGAACCCGGACAAGTACACGCTTGACACGCACGCTTCCGAGGTCCAGGTGATTTGGGAACAGCGCGACGAGGAATATTTTCGAGAGTCGGGCAACGAGCGCTGGACGCGCGTTAAGGGCTCCCTGCAAGATGCAATCAATGCCGCCTTCCCAAGCTCCGACCGTCGACTCTGGCGCAAGACGCCGGCGAAGTTTCACGACCCACGCAAGATGGCGAGTGAGACGGCCGCGACGCTGCTTCAGACCGTTGATCAAATGGCGAAACTCGAAGGCCGATACCGGCCCGTCGAGAAAGCGCTTGGGGAAGGTGGGACCATCCAACTCAGCGTGATTCAGAATATTCTGGTTGAAGTGGGAATGTTGAAGCGATGAAACGTGGTTAGGCGCTACACATCAGAGGATCTGGGCTCCGCTTATTTCGCACCAACACCTGTGGCGATCAACACCGACACTGTTCTCCACGAGATGCACCAGTGTGGGATGTATCCAACACCATCGATTCTGCGCTATGTTCGGCGCTTGGCCCGCAGAAACGCTTCCGATGGCTTACCGGATTTAGTGGCGATCGCCAACCTGTACGTGATTCGCCACGCCATGAGAGTCGCGCTTGCAAAATACCCCGACCACCTAACCCAAGCGGGGAATTTACAACGGCCCTGATTCGTAGTAGCGTAAGAATGCGCTCGGGAGCGGTCAAGCAACTTGATTCGAAAAAACCGAAAACTTTGACACTAAGGCGCTCCCGAGCGTGATACCAAAGGGCGGAAATGAAAATCATCTACGACGGCACCGCCGACAATCTCGACTTTCAACGTTGCGCCATTCTCAGATTCGCCGATGACGAAGGAAATTACCTCGATTCCGTTTGGATCCCACTAAAAGACCTTCGCCAAATGATCGGTCGCGCGCCTCTTCGTAGGGGCGATGAGTTTGTGCTTGTGAGGTTGCCGAAATGATCATCATCGCGATACTTCCACTCGTGATTTACTTCGCGCTCAAATTCTCCGAGCCCGAACCCATACCGGCGCGGAGAGCAACCGATAATCTGAGTGACACTGAAAATCTCATCAAGCGCCAGGTGGAGTTTGTGGAGGGGTTGAAATGAACCGCCCGCTACGGAGAGCGACAAGCATGTTTAGCATCGATATCCTTCGGCGACTTTTGGAATTTGCCCATTGGGTCCCAAAGAAAAAAGCGGCGCTATCCCCGCTCTATCAGGCAAAACAGGAAGCCGCACCGCCGCCGCATGAGCATGATTGGCATTACTGGCAATAATACCGCGATCGACCGACCGCACGCCAAAGCTCAGTTGCTTTTTATCGCGAGTGTCGAACGTGTCCCGTCGAAGAGTTTCTCGGGCGACGCAGGGGAAGAACGGCTTATGCTGAGCCTTCGCTAAGGAGACCATGCGCTCGAAGAGGCCTTTGAAGTGAGCCCCGACCTGCACGCGAAACTCGCCCTCTGGGATCAGTGGTCGTGGTGGCTGATGGCGCCCTACGCTCTCGCAATCGAAATCCTCGCTCTGGAGGCGCTGGAAGGACTGAAGTGAGCTTAGGTTTTGCTTTTTTCGTTGGGTACGTCCTCGGCCTGATCAGTGGCCCCGTGGTTGCCGTTATCTTCCCCCCGAAAACCCTTCCGACCCCCGCTAAAAACTTTTCCCTTGACAAGGCCCCCCAGTTTAGGTATACACTCGCTCCCGTTGCAGCTTGGGTAAGGGCCGGGGCGCTAACCTAGACCGGCAAACTGGCTCAAGCCCAATCCAAGACAGGGAGGTCTAGGACGCCTTGAGCAACCCACAAATCGCAATCGTCAACGAATCAACCGTAATCACCGGCCTGCAATGCCAGCAGCTTGCCGCGGCCCTGCAAATCCAGGTCTCCCGTGACTGGCTCCCGGCCTGGGGGGACGACTACGCGGTAAAATTCTGGCCTGGCTACAAACCTTCGCTCGCCGTCGAGGCTAGCAGCGCGGCCGTACCTGAGAGGCCGCCCGCAAACGCTTGGATTCTGGCGATCCTCGACAACTCCGATCAGGCCGACGCGCTGGGCTATCACGACGTAACTCCGACAGGTCAGCCGCTCGGGAAATGTTTTGCGAAAACTACGATGGACGACGGCGAATCTTGGACCGTCTGCGCTTCTCACGAGCTGCTCGAAATGCTGGCCGATCCGGGGATAAATCTAATCGCCCAGGCTGGTCAGGGGTTTTGGGCATACGAAGTCTGTGACCCGTGCGAAGACGATCAGTACGCCTACGCCATCGCGTTACCCCCAACTGTTCCACCGGGCGATGGTATTTTGGTTTCTGATTTCGTATTCCCCTCGTGGTTTGAGCTCTTCCACGAACCGGGCGAGAAGTACGATTTCAGGGGCCACATGAGCAGGTCCTTTCAAGTGTTGGCCGGGGGCTACGCGCAGACCTTCGACCCGACAACGGGAAACTGGACCGAGATTAACCCGGCGATGGCGGCCAAACACGCGGGAAGCCGGCTTGCCCGCCGGTCCAAAATTGGATTTGAACCAAGCTTTTCGCCTACACACGGGTACACGGAGACCCGTCAAATGCCGATTCTCAAGTCTCTTTTCCACGAGGGGCGGTGAACAATGCCGACTGAACAGCATTACGACAACCAAAAACTTGCCTACTGGCAAGGCCGGGCCGATCTTCAAGAGGTATGCGCCAGAGCCGGTGTTAGTATCCCGCAAACGCTTGAAGAGCTTGACAACGTACTTTTGCTGATGCGTAAAGAGCAGGACGTGCGATACGAACAGCAACGCCAAGCCGCTCATGACGAGTTTAGCCTGTGTAGCCATCTACCCGCAGCCAGCGACAAAACCCTGAAAATCGTGGTCGATGCTGTTCCCGACGGACAGCAAAATGCATTCGCGTTATCCCTTCACATTGGTCGTACTCAAGTTGGGTTCGTGTTAGGGTGCCAGACCGCAAATGCCGCCTTCGGAACTCTGAAGCTCGGCGATGAGGTAAACCTTGTCCTCGTTCGCGGAACAGCTAAAACGCGCGCATTTCACTTGGCTGGGGAAAATGAGCGCTGTGTTGCTTCGGCATCTGAGGAAACTAGATCCATCCAGGCTCTCCCTCACCCTGAGCGTGGAACCTATTTGCCGCGGAAGGAGCTCCCATGACCTCCGTTTCCTTTGCGGTCCTAGCCCGAATAGAAGCAATGCGCCGCCGCGCCCGAGTCTTGAAAACTCTTTTTTGGCTATCCCTCACCGCTGTACTTTTGGTCCCGATTTTCTTGATCGCGCTGATGCCTTGAAAGGCCATTTCTAGTGGAACCGAATCTGCCCCGAGCAAACCCGCCCGCGCCTTCGCGCCAACTCCTGATTGACCGCCCGCACAGACTCTTTGAGCGCCCTGATAGACATAACCATCCTCTCTACGTGGTCACGCCAATTTTCAATCCCATTCGTTGGCGCAGTCGGTGGAGGCTCTATGAAGACTTCAAGGACATGGTTGTCAACGCGGGGCATCAGGCTCAGCTTGTTACGATCGAGGTAGCCTTCGGAGATCGCGATTTCGTTGTCACGACCCCAAACGATCCGTTCAACATTCAGCTCCGGTCTGATTGGCCCTCGACTGATCTTTGGATCAAAGAGAATCTCATCAACTTGGCTGTGTCGAGGCTGCCCGCGGACTGGAAGTATGTCGCGTGGGTGGACTCTGACGTGCTGTTTGCTCGACCCGATTGGGCCGATGAAACCGTCCATCAGTTGCAGTATTATTCCTTCGTGCAGATGTGGAGTCAGTATCAGGATTTGAATTCGGATGGCGAATTGATCGGCACCGCAAACGGCTTTATGGATAACTACGTTTCCGGAAGGTACGACTTCACGAAGCCGCCGGCCGCTGGCTACTACTACCCTTACGGGAAGCCCGGCTATCCCGGCGCGCCGGGCCTGGCCTGGGCTTGTCGGCGCGATGCCTGGGACGCGGTAGGGGGATTGATCGACACCGCTATTTTGGGCGCCTGCGATTATTACACGGTCTTTGCGTTGATTGGAGGCGTGCAGCGCGTCATCAGGAAGGGCTACCACAAGAATTTTCTTGACGCGATGATGTCCTGGCAGGAAAGGGCCGAAAGACTCATCAGAAGGAATGTAGGCGTCGTCAAGGGCCTCGCCCTGCATTATCCTCACGGGCCGAAAAAATTCCGGAGGTACGCGACCAGGGACCAGATTTTAATTGATTGTCAGTTTGATCCAACCCACGATTTGAAGAGGGACCGGCAAGGGGTTTATCACTTGGTCGATCACGGAACCCTCAGAGACATCAAACTGAGGGACGGCATTCGAGCGTATTTCAGACAGCGAAACGAGGATATGCCAGTATGAGAATCAAACCACTCAAGATAAAAACGCTGATCCTTGACGCGCCCCCGATCCCATGCCATAATCAACTTAATCTTCAGTGAGGGACACACTGACGCATTACGAGTGCTGAATGGAATCGAAGCCCGGTCTTGCCAGCCGGGCTTTGATTTTCTTTGAACTTGCTATAGAATCAACCGCGAGCGCGCGCTCCAAAAACCGTTTGAGCAGACGCTTGGGGGCGTCTCTGTTTGGGAAATTCGAAATGAAGCATGGAACGAATCTCGTTACCAACGACCGCGCGCTCACTAAAACATCCTTGTGCAATCTCAAGTCCAATTTGACACGCCGATTGATCCCGCAACAATAACGGGCGCTCTCAATCTATGGAACGAATTCAGGGATCACGGCAAATTCATTCCGGCCGCCCTTACCCTTCAGAATCGAGCCGGCCAACTTGTACCCTTCAACCTAAAAGCCGCGCAGGTTCGATTTTTGAACGAGGTCAACGACTGCATTCGGAAAAGCCAGCCTGTTCGGTTCATCATCGACAAGACCCGGCGAATAGGAATCTCCCGGATCATCTCGGCGATAATCTTCCACGGCACGCCTTTCTTTGAGGGCCAGGCCGCCTTGATACTTGCACACGAAAAGAAGGCGGCGCGCCAGCTTTTCAGCTACTATCACCAGTACGAGCAGACTTATAAGCCTTATCTAAAAATCGGCCTCCCGCGCGTGACCCGGCGCTCCGCTTCAGTTGATTCCGGTTTTATTCAATGGGCAAACCGTTCAAGCGTTGAAATTGCGACCGCGAAGAATTTGGACTTTGGGCGGTCGTTTGACTTCAGGTTCCTTCATCTTTCCGAGGCCGCCTACTACCCGAACATTCGGGGCCTGATGACGGCGCTCATTGGCACGATCCCGAACGACCCGGGCACGATGGTCTTTCAGGAATCGACGGCTAATGGGCACAACGCCTTTTACAAAGACTGCATTGATGCGATGGACGGGATCGGCGATTATCGGTTCTTCTTCGCCGGCTGCTTTGAGGATGAAGACAACTGGCGGGACTTCATCGCTGAAGGAATCGACCCGGAGAAGTTTGAACAATCCCTCACTGATGAGGAATGGGCGCTTCAGGAGCAATACAACCTGCAGCTCGAACAGCTTTATTGGCGGCGGAAAAAGCTCGAAGAGTTCAAGGGGGACAAGAAAAAGTTTGACCAGGAATATCCCCACTCCTGGCAAGTAAGCTTTGCCGCCTCTGATCGACAACGCTTCGACCCGAAGCTATTCATTTGGATGCCCACCAATGTTCCATACGACCGCGGCGAACTGTCCATGACCTTGAATCCCGCGACTCGGCGCGAGGAAATTATGTTTACCCCGCATCAGTACGGCGAGCTCTCAATCTGGAAGCACCCTCAGCCTGGCGGACAGTACGTTGGAGGCGTCGACGTCGCCAAAGGCGTTGACATCAACGAAGGCGAAGGAACCCCCGATCCCGATTGGTGTGTGGCTGAAATCGGCGAGCGTTCTTTAGGGGAACAAGTCGCCGAGTTGCACACGCGCCTTGAACCTACACCATTTGCTCAGTATTTGTATGATCTCGGATGGTACTATGGCGGGCGCTGGGGCAATTGGGTGTATTGGGTGGTGGAAGCCGAATTCTCCGGAGGCAATGGCAGGGCGGTTTTGGTCGAGTTGATTCGGCTGGGATACCCGACAGACCGCCTTTACTTCGATGAGGTTCTTGACGAAGCAACGGCGCGGCGGCGCAAAGAGGTTGGTTTCGTCATTAGGCCGAACACGCGGCCGACGTTGATAGCGACCCACGAAAGGTTCCTGATGAACCGCGGGATCATCCTGCACTCAAAGCAGGCGATTTCTGAGCATAACACTTTCGTGAAGCACGCGACCGGGAAGGTCGAGCATCAGAAGGGAACTCACGACGATTTAGTTTTTGGCTGTATGTACTTGTCCTGGGCGCTGGACCGTGCGCCGGTTATGCTCACGAAACCGAAGGGCCCGCTTGCCGAGCTTCCGAAAAAGTACGGCCAGGGCAACGGGATCAGTGAGGCCGAAAAGCAAAAGTTGATCCGTGAGGCGAGGATGCGAAATTCGATTGAGCGGTCAAAACGGGGCGACTACACTTGACCCGCAATTCCTAATTCAATAAACTCCACGGCCAGTATGGCCTATAAGCCCGATGTGACAAATGGAGTGCTGACTACCGAGTGCCCTTATGATGCCGGGCAAAAAATGCTTATCCGTATCAGGGACATATTGGTCGCCAGCGAGGCAGTTTATGTCGACCAATCCGATTATCAAACACGACACCCATGCGTTTGTCTTGTCTTGCGAGACCAGAAAATTCAACCCTTGATTAAGGAGCCGCCGGATCTGTTTCTCGCCTGGTTTGCGGAGAACGCCAATTCTTACTGAGTCTTTATGGGTATAGCTTCCCTCAACCCTTTCGATTGGCTCGGCCGCCACTTCCGGCGCCGCGCAGGATTCAACGACCCTCAGCCTACACAACAGAAACCGCGCCGGCCGACCACCCAGCTCAAATTCTCGAAGCGCGAAATGGAAGCACTCATGCGCCAGATTCAACAGGACTACTGGCGAGCGATCGAAGATCATAACGTCCGAATTGACCGATGCGCCGAACAGGAAAAATCCTGGCGTAACTGGGTGGGGCTTCAAGGCGGCGAGCAAGGCAAATCAAACTTCAAAGTGCCGTTTGTGCTGGCATTGGTTCTAACGAAGTGGGCTCGAGAAATCGATGCCCTCTTTGGAACGAACGCAACGGTCGAAGCCGAGCCCGCGACTCCACAAGACGACAAGATAGCCAAGAAGGTGAGCCTCGCCATGAAATGGCAGGTCTTCAAAAACATGGCCTGTATGAAACCCCTGGCGCTTGTGATTCTCCGGAGACTGAAACATGGCCGATCCTTCGCCCATCTTCCCTGGATCACGAAATTCTACAACAAGACAACCGTCGATCCGATAACCGGCGAGCGAAAAACCGAGCGGAAAATTTACTACGAAGGGCCGGAGATTCAGCCCCTCGGAAATGATGAGATTATTTTCCCCGCCTCGCTTGAAGGCAAGACCGGCTTTGATGACATTCAAAACGTCGAATGGATTATACGGAGGTATTGGGATACCCCAACGAACATGCTCGCTCAGGACAATGAGCCGGAGGGTGAACAGAATCCCGAGGGCGATTGGTATCAGGGCATCAAACAGAACTGGAAGAAGATTGTTCTCTACGCGCGATTCGGGCTTGAGCGCGATTCTCAGAAAGACCCGTCTTTGATCGAAGACGACCTCGCCGAAGGAATTCTCAGGGATTCGTCAACGACCATGCAACGCGAGCAGATTGAAATTTGGGAGTGGCATGGACATTGGCGGCGCTGGGCCGAACAGCCGCCCGCCGAGAACGCCGAAACCGCTATGGGCGGCGATACTATGGCCGGCGTCGATTTCAACAAAGAAACGCCAAGCACGCCCGTTGCCCTCGATCCGGGCAAAGAAGATCAGGCCGGGGAGATTCGGCCGGCTAATGCCGGATTGGCGCCAGGCGCCGAAGAAGATCAAGAGTTTTCTTCCCCCAGCAAACCCACCGATGACGGGACTTTCATCGATACCGACGGAATCCGTAAATACATGGTCGAATCCAATTTGATAGTCCGTTACTCGGATCGACTGAGGTTGATTGTCGGAATACAGGACGCCGACGAAGTTTATCCGGACACGCCGAATAAGCGGCCATTCTTCGATATGCGGCTTTTGAACGACGGGCAGGCCTGGCCGATGGGCCTGATGGAAATGATTCAGGACATCGAGAATGAATTGACGGTCCTTGCCAACAAGGTAATCCAGGCCGTTGACTTCTCCATCGCCCCGCCGATTTTTGCCGAGCCGAATGTCGGGGAGTCCGTCGCTAACCGAAAATACGAAACGTACGATGTTATTTGGGTGGCGAACGCGGCCGGCGTCAAGCAGATGGCCATTAACCCAAACCTGCAGCCCTTCGCCGAACTCTGGCAGATGTTCATTTCCCTGCAAGAAATGCTTACCGGCTTGACTCAAAACGCGATGGGTCGAGGGATGGAACAGCCCAACGCCCCGCGGACTCTGGGGGGTCAAAGGTTGCTCATGGGCGCGGGCGATGTAAGATTGGCCCTCGACATGCGAATGCTGTCTGAGGATCTGAAGAAATTCCTTGATATGGTTTGGGACGAATGGACCATGTTTGGGAGCGAGCAAAACTTCTTCCGCGTCGCAGACGGAGACGCTCAGGGGCTTTTTGAGCATGGGGAGCTTCAAAACGGCTGGGCTCAGTTAGGCGCGAAAGAACGCCAAGGCAAGTATGATTTCAGCTTGTCCTTTGCCGATGACGCCCAGGTCAAGGAAGGCAAGAAACAGGAACTCGCGCAATTGATGCAACTCATGCGCGGCTTCCCCGTTGCCATGCAAGATCCGGTTTTGCAGTACAGGTTTTTGGTCGACGTCTTTGACGCCTTCGGCCTTGACTTCACGAAGTATTCCAAAGAGCCGGCGCCGGGCTTTGCTCCGCAGACGCCGGAGAATGAATGGTCCAGCGTGCTTCACAAGAACGATATTCACGTTCACCCCCAGGACAACGACGAAGCTCATATCTCGGATCACCAGAACCGCATTATGGCGATGTGGGACGGCCCGGAAGCGGATCACGATTTGGACGCGATGACGAAAATGCGCGACCACATCAACGAGCATCAGAATTCGCTTGTACAGAAGCGCCAGACTCAGGAGCTTATGCAGGGGCTTCAATCGATGCTCGGGATGATTGGATCCGCCGCCGGCGCAAAACCGGGCCAGGGCGGGCAGCAAAACCCACTGGACGCACTCATAGCCGGCCTGCAGGGAGGCATGGGGCAGCCCGGAGCCGGAGCTCCGCAGGGCCAAATTCAGCCGGGCCGATGACCTGAATAGGGAATATGTTTTCGGCGGAAGCTAGTTTATACTTCCAGAATGAAACCCGAAATCGCGCGCGGCGCCAACGACCCTCTCGATATTGAAACGCACAAGATCGGCGAATGGTCGGCCGACGACCTGAAGTTTCATCCGAAGGTCCATGAGCGGCTTCTTGAAATCCTCAAGACCTATTCCGCGAAACTCAAAACCTGCAAGCCTGAGGAGCTCGCCGACTGCCAGGCGCACGTCAAAGTTTGCGAGCTCGTTCTGACGATTCCGGAAATTCTGGGCCGAGAGCATAAGAGAGAGAAAGGCGACAAATGAAAGACTACCAACTCCGCGTTGTCGAAGAGCAAAAAGACCTGAACGAAAAGATTTCAAAGCTTTCAGCCTTCATTGGCGGCGAGATTTTTCCGACCTTGGGCCAAGGTGAACAAACGCTACTCAGCCAGCAACTAACCGCGATGTCCGTGTATTCCGACATTCTGGGCCGACGGATCGCTTTGTTCAAGGAGCAAGGGCCACAATGAGTACTGAAAACGGAGGCGGCGCGCCCCCCGAGGATAAAGTCGTCAACT